ATGGTTGTTGGTAATGCAAACCAACAGAATAACGAATATATTAAAAATACAGATGTTGATGTTAAAGATGTTTTTATGGAGAATAATGTTCCAAATAGAACGGCACAATTAGCTTTAGCTAACTATACTGTTATCAAGGCTTCTATTCCTGGTGATCCTGGTATTACAGCGGGTAGAACAGTACAGTTTGACATTTATTCTTTAAAGCCATCCTCTAATATAAGAGAGCTGGACAAATTTTATTCTGGTAAATATTTGGTAACGGCAGTTAGGCATGTTATTGTGGCACCAAGTACTTATCAAACAATTTTGGAATTGGCCAAAGATAGTTCAACAACAAGTTATGTTAAGCGTGATAGTGATAGTGCCGAAGCAAAAGAGTTTTCTGGTTTTACTGATGCATTGAATAGTGTTAATAAATTTATAGGTATGTTTAGATGAAAAACTTTTTAGGTAAAGATGGATTCAACTGGTGGGTCGGTGAAGTGGAAACTAGAATTGATCCACTAGGACTAGGTCGTTGTCAAATTCGTATTTTTGGTTGGCACTCAGAAAATAAAGAATCAATTCCTACAGAAGATTTGCCTTGGGCTCTTCCAATGTATCCAATAAATAATTCAAAGTCTTTTCAAGTTCCTAGAATAGGAGATTGGATTGTTGGTTTCTTTATGGATGGTGAATCGGGTCAATTTCCAATTATGATGGGTGTTTTACCTGGAATTAAAAAAGTGCCAGCAGATTCATCGTTGGCAACAAACAGATATGATGAGGAGGGTAATATAAAATGAGTCAAAATTTATTAGATTTGCACATGATGGCTGCAGAATCTCAAATTCACCATGCACATCTTGCTGGCGGATTAATTACAGATAAAGAATATAAAGAAAAAATTGAATTGTTAAAATCACATTGTGATATTATAACAGAACCACATCATTGTGATAGAGATTGTCATTATCGTGAAATATTGGATGGTGCAATTCGATTAGCTGATACTATTAAGGATTAAAAATGGCTTTAGATACAACTCCAGCAGACCCACCAGTTTTAGGTACAGAAGGTACTGTAACTCCAGTAAACTCTGGTGATACAACACAAGTTAATGCTCCAACCACACCATCAACGGCCAGAGGCATTGTTAAAAATACCACTTTAAACCAAATGAACAACAGTTTGGCTCACATGTGTGATTTCTCACAAGACATTAAGAAAAGTGTAACTCTTAAAAAATACATTAAAGCAATTGCACAAGCAGTTCGAAAAGGTATTCGTGCCGTTAAAAGACTTTTGGGTCTAGGCGATGGTGGTGGAGTAATATCAACAATTATTCAAAAATTAAAAGCTATTGCTTCAGAAATAAGAATGTTTATTAAAGAGTATATTACACCTATTCAAAAATTTATGAAAGATGTTGTTGGTTATATCAAATGGGCAACAGCAACAGTTCAATGGATTTTAAGTTTACCTGCTAAATTTGTTACATTGTTGGCTGGTTGTTTAAAAAAAGTTATAGCAGCAATAGCTTCAGTTTTTAAAGATGCTTTAGCTGAAGCAGCCGCAGAAGATGCAGCCGAAAATCCAACCTTAGATGAACCGGGTATGAAAGAATTGATTGCTCAAGCAAAAGACACATTAAAAGCTGGTGGTGAATTAGTTTCTTCGGTAGTAAAAACTGTTGGTACCGTTGCAGCTACCGCAACATTAGCAACAACTGCATTAAGTTCGGCTGCTGCAAGTGTTCCTGGTGCTTCCACTTTAACAACTTCTCAAAAAACTATTACAGCAACACCAACAAGTTTAACGGATCTCAATAGTGCAAGTCAATCCGTATCGTTGGTGCAAGCATCAAATCCAACAACCGCTCAAGTAGCAGCTGGTTTTACATCCGCAACAACTAAACCTAATCCTAAACAAACAGTATAATTATGGCCTTATCTGAACCATTCAAACTACCTGATCCTCCCACAAAAGGAACATTTACTGAGCCTCCTTCAAGTGCGACAGAAGAAAATCCACCGGAATATCCGTATAATAATGTACAACAAACGGAATCTGGCCATTCAATTGAAATGGATGATACTCCTAATCAAGAGAGAATTCGTATTCAACATGGTAAAAAACCAAGTTTTATTGAAATGCAGGCAACTGGTGATGTTGTACACAAGATAGTTGGTGATGGATATGAAATTATTGCCGGTAACAAAAATGTAATCATTTCTGGTTTTTGTAATATTACTATTAATGGTGATTGTAATATGCATGTTCTTGGCAGTAAAAATGAAAAGATTGATGGCGATTACAATTGTATTGTAGTTGGAGAATATAATCTTCGTAGCGGTAAAGAAGTATCAATTTCAAGTGATGATGATATCTCAATTGCAGCCAATGAAAATTTTGGCGGTTCAATACGGTTATCTGCGGCAGATAATGTTTATGTAAATGCAGATTTGGATGTGGGTGGTTCAATCACTTGTGATACACTTACTGCGGAATCCCGTGTTAATGCGGGTATGGGAGTAGCTGCTGGACCGTACGGATTCACTTCAGCGTTGGGTGGTTTATCTTTGGGTATACCTTCACCAGCAACACCTTTGGCAACTCCTGGTTGTATTCATACAGTAGGAACAATTAACTCTCTTGTATCAGTTAATGCACCGGTTGCTAATTTTCCTGTTATGGCTTCAATAGGATATATGAGCGCTCTTTGGATGACCGATACAGTAAATACAAAAATGTATAACATTCATACACATATTGGTAACAGAGGATTCCCAACAAGTGGTCCTTTAACACCAATGATTTAAGGAATATATTATGGCACAAGTTAGCGATGCAACTGGATTATATGCAACATTAGGATACAATTTTGACGATCCGAATGGAGCCGTAGCTACATTGTCGGCTGAAACACAACAAACAATGTCAAATTTACCACCAGTAATAACTGCTTGGCAAGCACAAGACATAAAAAATAGTGATGTCGGTGGATACTTTCAAAATCCTGTTGCAACATCGGTAAATAGTATCATTACATTGTCTAGTCAAATTAGAGTTTTGGCGAATTCAACAACTGCCAATGATACCACATATACGGGTTCTGTTGACTTTGGTCCTATGATTACTGCGGCTGATACTTTAAATAGTACAGCACAATCATTTCTGGTACACACCAATAAAGTTTCAGGAGTAACATCTATAAACGGTCAAACTGACATTGAAACCAATCCTTATTATCAAACCGCTGTAAATTATGGCAAACAAGCGGTTCATTTAACAAACCAAACAGATGGAGTAGTAAATAATTCTCCTATTATGGGTTGTATGACCAGTATTCTGGTTGGTCCTCAAATTAGTGCCAATGCCAGTACACTTTCAGCAGATTATGTTATATTGACCAATGGTATTAATGCAAGTAACATTACAATTGGTCAAGCCAGTCTAATTACGGCACATTTAACTAGTACCAATTCATTTTTATCTGGTCGGAAATCAAATGATGTAACTTTTTTCGGTAGAGTAAAGAGTTTGGTTGATAATTATAATACCACCAAGCCCCTGACCTCAATGGGTGAGACCGAATCGTATTTGTGTAATAATTTGATTGGAACCACAAAACTAATATCAAGAATCAATTCCTAAAACCATCATAAATAACACATGGCAACCTTAACAAAAATCTACTCGGACATCGATTTTACTTTTACCAAGAAGCCGGTAACAGGTGATATCGCTTTGGGTTATGATTCTCAAGCGGTAATCCGTTCAATCCGCAACCTATTACTGACAAAACGATATGAGAGACCGTTTAATCCAAATTTAGGTTCAAATATAGACGCATTGTTATTTGAAATGGTATCACCGGTCACGGCATCCTCATTGGAGTCGGAAATAAGAAATGTTATAGACAACTACGAACCAAGAGCACAGGTGAGTGATTTGATTGTAAAATCTAATCCAGACGGAAATGCATATAATGTTACAATAACTTTTTATATTGAAAATGCCACTCAACCAACAACTGTAACCCTTCTTTTAGAGAGAAATAGATAAAATGGCAGGCGCTAATACTAATGTCCAAATGACAGATTTGGACTTTAATTCGATCAAGAACAATCTAAAAACATTTTTACAGTCGCAAGATACACTAAAGGACTATAATTATGAAGGTTCTGCTTTATCCACATTATTGGATGTTCTCTCTTTCAATACTCAATACAATGCCTATTATTTAAATATGGTGGCCAATGAGATGTTTTTGGATTCTGCCATTCAAAGAGCATCGGTTGTTTCTCACGCAAAAACATTAGACTATACACCAAGATCATATACTGCAACAACTGCAACAATTAATCTTAACATCAATTCTGTTACCGCAAATTCTTTGACACTACCTAAATTTACCAGTTTTATGTCGGAGTCAATTGATGGTGTAAACTATAATTTTGTTACTACTGACCAAAAAACTGTAACTGTTGTAACTAATACAGCAACATATAATAATTTAGTTTTAAAACAAGGTATTCCAACAAGTTTAACATTTCAGGTTAATCTAACAACAAACCCAGCCACAATGTTTGAAATACCAGAAGTTTTGGTGGATATTTCAACTCTTGATGTTGTGGTTCAAGAATCGTTTTCGAATACATCAACTACAACTTATACACAGGCAATCGATTATCTTTCTTTAGATGGCACTTCAACTGTATATTTTCTACAAGAAAACACCAAAGGTTCTTATGAGTTATATTTTGGTGACGGTGTGATTGGTAAAAAATTAACAGAAGGTAATATTGTAAGACTTTCTTATTTGATTACTCAAGGTAGTGCCGCAGCAGGTGCCAATAATTTTGTATTAATGGATCCAATTAGTGGTTATTCAAATCACACACTATTTCCAATTTCAGCGGCATCTCAAGGTTCAGACAGAGAATCTATTGAATCAATTAAGTTTCAAGCACCAAAACATTATGCTGCACAAAAACGTGCAGTTACTAAAGAAGATTATATTACAATTATTCAAAGAAACAAATTTAACATACCAGTACAATCAGTAAGTATTTGGGGTGGAGAAGAGAACGATCCACCAAAATATGGTGCTATCTATGCGGCTATTAAACCAACCGGTGATTACTATCTAACAGATTATCAAAAACAAGTATTGATTGATGATGTTATTAAACCTATCTCCGTAATGACAGTAACACCAGAAATTATTGATCCTGATTATGTTTATTTGACATTAACTTCTGAAATTTTGTATGATGTTAAAAAGACCACGTTAACCGCAGCACAAATTGAGGCTGTAGTTAAACAAGGTGTTATTCAATTTACTAATGCAAATTTAAATACATTTAACTCAACTTTTGTTATTGGAGATTTAATTGCATATATTAAAACATTAAATACTGCCATTGTTGGTGTTGACTTTGATGTATTCTTACAAAAACGAATTATTCCAAGTTTAAATAAGAGTTTGGATTACACAATTAAGTTTTCAAATACTATTGAACAAACATTAGGTGCAAAACAAGTTCAAATTATTCCTTCTTTTTCACAATATGATTCTGATGGAACATTAATTGAAAATATTTACTTTGAAGAATCTTTAGATTTTCCAGGTACTTTAAAAACTTACTACTATTTGAACGGAGTTAAGTATATATTACATAACTCAAATGAGAGTGATAATGCCGGAACAATTGATTATATTAACGGCACCATTACATTAAATAATTTTGTACCAAACTCAATTAATGCTACTGATGGCGTTTTGAGAATTAATGCTACTGCGGCTAGTAGAATTGTTTCCACAGCATACAATAGAATTTTAACTTTGGATGAATTTGATCCCGTTGCAATTACTGTAAACGTCACATCAAAGTAATTAAATGTCAGATAGAACAATAGCCCTAAACCCAATTGCATTACCGGAGAAGTCTTATACAAATAAGACCTCTATATTAATTCCTTCTCAGTTACCAGAATTTGTTCGTGATGATATCAATTATGAAACTTTTGTATCATTCCTTAAAGCTTATTATGAGTGGATGGAACAAGAGAATGGTGTAAACTTTAATGTTAAAGGCATTCCACAATTTACAGATATTGATACAAGTTTAGATGGTTTTGTAGAACAATTTAAAAAACAATATCTTGCTTTCTTTCCTACTGGTTCGGCTGTAGATGAAAGAAAAATAATTAAAATGATTAGGCAGATGTATCAAACTAAAGGTACGCCAGCCTCTTTTGAATTTCTATTTCGGGTATTATACAATTCAGATGTAAACCTATACAACACCAAAGATTTTATTTTCCGTGCTTCTGATGGTAAGTGGATTGCTACTAGGTCTTTAAAATTAGCCACTACCGACCAATTTTGGTTGAGAACAAAAAATTACAAATTATTTGGTGAAACATCTAAAGCTTATGCAACCATTGAAAATATATTCATTGATGGTAATAATGTAAGATTGGTTTTATCCAGAATTCAAGGCAACTTTGCCGCTGGAGAAATTGTTAAAACCGTAGATGTACACGGTAGAGATTATAAAGTTGATGATGTTCTTCCTAGATCCCGTATCGTTGGTCTGTTGTCATCGGTAACTATTGATAAAATAAACCATGGTAGTGGATATAGTGTTGGTGATCCTGTTGTTTTTTATGGTGGTTTGGACACCACCGTAGATAATCCGGTCGGCGCAGAAGCTTTTATTTCAAGTGTTACTAGTGCTTCTATTAAAGGTGTCACCGCAGCATATCCTGGTCATGGATATAGAAAAGGTGCCTTTACAGAAATTAATTTAACTGGTGCTGGTGAAAATGCAAGGTCAATTGTAACCAAATTAAATGATGATGAGTATAACATTTTTTATGTGCCTAATGATACTATCGGACCTAAGGCAAATATTTTCTTAGGCAATACAGCATTTAGTTCTGGTGCCAATCCTGCTGGAAATAGCATATACTATTTTGCAAATTTAATTAATGCAAATGCTAATACAACATTGGCCGAAGCTCTATCTTTTCCAATTCTAAAAACTTACGGTATTGATTCTGTTGAAGTTGTAAGTGTGGGAACAGGTTATGATGGTTCTACTATTGCTAATGCAATTGCTTATTATACAAAAGATAGTGGCGAAAGAACACCATTGCCAAACTTAGGTATTTTACCTCCACCCGTTATTGTGTCTAGTGGTAGAAACTATAACGTAGGGGATACAATTGATTTTACTGGTGGTTCAGGTTATGGTGCTTGGGCTGTTGTAACAGCTGTTTCAAATCAAACCGCAGGAATTACTGAAGTAATTTATGTTTCTGATCCTAATGGCCAGAAAAAATATCCTTTGGGTGGTATGGGTTATCAAATCATGTTGCCTGACATAGTTATTAATAGTTCAACAGGTTCCGGTGCAGTGTTACAATTCCCTGGTTTAGTAGGTAATGATGCAGCTTTTAATGTTACAGGTTCACCTTACGGACAAATTTTAGAAATATCTTTAAGTAATCCTGGTGAAAATTATGTTTCTACACCGAATGTTTCATTGCGTATTGAAGATATATTAGTAGCTTCTTCAAATGTTACTCCAATTAGAGGAGATAGATTATATCAAGGTACCTACAGTAATCCTACTTATCAATCAACCATTGATGCAGCA